TCCAGGAATAATACCTATACGTTCATATGTAAAGATAGTTCCGTTTGCACTTAATGTCCAGGGCTGGTTACTGTCAAATATTAAACGCCATACATCATATGCACTACAAACATCTTCTTCACCATTTTCCCAATCTATAGTAATTTCTGTACCGCGGTCCATATTCATTACTGCTTGGTATTCTTTGCTACCAAACTCACCTTCCCATGCATCTGCAAATGACTTTTTGTTTAGCATATGTTCTCTAACTGCATTATTAGTCATTGTTGGTCTCAGTTGTCCAACAACTGTTTCTGGACCCATGTTTAATGCACGGATCACACTAGGATATAAACTATTAATGTCTATAGCACCTATCCAGTCATGTAGTCCTTTTTTAGGATATGCAACATATGCACCAGCTGCAGTAGTTTGTTCACCATCTCTGTTTTTACGATTAGGCACAACCATGCCACGTGCATGAGCATCATTAATAATGGCTTGCTCTGTCACCGCGACTGCACCCATTGTTGTCATTAACAACACAGTATTTTCATGTGCTAACACATTACTCAAATCGATAAAACGTAACTTCTTATCCAGTTTGTTTAGCAGTAGTGTATCCTGCCTGTTGTAATCAATAAACTTCTCAAAGTCCTGGTTATATAGTTGATCTAGTGTTCCTTCATATTGCACTTTGCGTTCATCTAGTTCATACTCGCCTATAGCATCAAGTGTATAACTATGACGTTCTTCATATGTATACTTACGATATAACTGCATGTAATCCAAGTGTACACGCCCTACTAAATCAAATGTGACACTTTCTTTACCAAAGCGTTCAAATGTACGTTTCTTAGGTTGTTGTCCCCATAAACACCATTTTCTATTATCATCTTTGCTTAGTACTCTTGTAATACGATTGACAGTATAAGGTATGTCATAACCCTCGCTATTCCATCCGCTTACTATATCTGCATCTTCGATTAGATCTAAAAATACTTTTAGCATTTCTGCTTCACTGGTAAACAAATATGTATTATCAAAACGTTTACATAAATCTTCTGCAGTTTCCATAGTCATTGAACTTGGAGGTATTGCCAGTGTTACAAGTTGTTCACTCCAATCCAAATATAATGTTATAGCAGTTATTGCATTGAAAGGATCATCGGGGTTACTGTATCCTCGTTCTTTGTCAAAGTCTACTTCGATATCGAAGAATGCAGTTTGTAGTTTAGGAGGTTCGGCATTTAAATAGTTTTCTTCTAAGCAACGGAATACAGGATTTATATCGCTTTCGTATAAACCTTTATGTCCTTGAATTTTTATTTCTTTTTGAAACTCTTTACGATTACGTGTTGAAAATCTACTTACAGGTGTGTCGTATATTGTTCTATGTTTTCCACGTGCATCATCGTAATAAAATACATAATTAGCAGGGTACTCACGATATTCTCTTTTACCGTTAACACGTTCTACTACATGTATTCTATCACGTTCTCTATCTATGTATGCGTCTACGTAACTCAAATTAGTGTTCCTATTAGTTGTGCTAGGGCAATTATGTTCATAATAGTAAACCAACTACATAATATAATTACAAATGCTGCTTTTCTTATTATAGCACTTATTATTCCTAAAAAGCTACCTATAAGATATAAAGGTACAAAATGCCATCCATTGGGATCTAATATTGTAAAACTTAGTATGGCACTAGCAGCAATAAGAAATGTTGCTTCTATCATTTCACAATAAAAGGCTAATGGACTTAATCTATAACTGTTTTTAAAAAATTCTAATATTTTATTAATCATTCAAAAATTCCATTATTGCCGTTGCACCTTCTGAAACATTTTTCTCCCATACATCAAACTGATGTGGGGTACCTACATAGTCTGTAATATATTTCATACAGGTTAGCTCAACATTCATCTGTTTACAAACTTGTGCAATAGCATAACCTTCCATGTCTACAATATCAATATTATTTTCTGTAAGCCAAGTGTCTTCAGCATGTACAAAACTATCTCCTGTACCTAATGTAAATGGATTTGCTATACTGTCTGCACCAAACTCTAAATAAGGCAACCCTGCCTCAAATGGTGTAACACCTCGAGGAGCAGATGGTTCTGCATTCATATCACGTTGAACAAATCTAGTAACTCTGTGTAAACCAGATAAATCTGCTCTACAACTTCCTGCAGTACCATAATTTACAACACGAGGATGAAATCCTAAATCATGTGCTTCCATAATAGCTCTTGTAGTTGCAATAGCAGCATTGACTTTTCCAACACCTGTGTATATTACTTTGTAATTACTAGGTGCTTTCTTGTAAGGAAGTTCTGCTTCTAATGCAACTAACAGAATTCTATATTGCATTTAAATTTTGCCGACTGTAGACAAAATGTTTTCAAGTTCACTATACTCGTCACTGTGTTTATCAAAGTCTGCTTTGTAAGCAGTTCTCATTGCTTTCTTTAACACAGTTGGTTTAATTTGCATTTCTTCTGCAATTGCTTTTACAGTATCAGATAACCCTTCTTGAAGATCTTCTACTTCCTGCATTACAGTTATGCCTTCATTTATTAATTGTGTAAGTTTTGCTTTTTCTTCGCTAGAAAATACTCTATCACTCATGTGAATACTCCTTATATTTGTACTTATTATACAAGGAGTATTGTGTTATGTCAACAATTTAAATTGGCTCTGGGGGTAGGACTCGAACCTACACGCTAAATATATTGCAGTACATTTAACACACGATAAACGGTCGTGCATGTCTACCGATTTCATCACCCCAGATTATAAACTAAGCTGCCTTGGCTACAGCATTATGCTTTTCTAAGGCAGCAATCATTCTTGTCATGCCTATTCCACCACCTACTCTTGGGAAGAAATCAAACTTTAAAAATTCTTCAAGCTCTGCTTCTACTCTATCTTTGCCAAATAGTTTGTAAAGTAAGTTACTGTAAGCACCATCTGTAATAGTGTGGAATGTATCTCTCATCATGTCTACATCAGTACTACGTTCTGCACTACCTATTGTTTCCATACCACCTAGTATAACATCAATCTTCTTGGATTCTGTTTCACCTGGATATCTACTCATGTTCCAAAATGGTGATGTCATTTCTGGAAAGTCTGTAATCATTGTAGCACCGAACTCGTTGTACATTTTACCTTCTTCTTCTGCAGTCATTTCGTAATCACTTGCTAGTCCAAAATGCTTCTGCCATTCTGCATATGTCTTTTCTGTAGGCTTTGGAAATCCTAAGTATTCACATAGTTCGTATTCCATTGCTTTTAAATCATTTATATCACCAGGGAATTCAAATTCAAACATTGGAAATATGATGTCATGTCTTCCTGGTATTGCATTTGGTTCTTGTCTGTAACTAGTAGACACACAAAAAAAGCCCTTACTATCGGGCTTACTTAATAATTCATGTTCTAACCACATTTGACCGGTTTGTGGTAAAGGCCATACTTGACCGGCATAATTGTACGTTGCTACGTTGAATGGATCTTCACAAGCAGCTAATATGCTTAGTCTGTTTTGTGTATGTACTTCTAAAAAACCTTTTTCCAAAAAAAATGACCTTAATAGGTCAACGGTCTTTGTAAATTTTTGTGGGGATATTAATTGAGTCATTGTTTTTCCTTTTTTTACCTAAAAAAAATTTGCTCAAAAAAAAATTGAGCGTTATTTATTCATCGAGTTATTTATCAATTTGTTACCATTTACGGCAACTCCAGTACCTTGCTTTTGTCTTTGGTCCTGGATTATCACAGTTGTGTCTAGCACGAAAACTCTTACGTGCTTTTGGATTGCTTTTTCTAATTCTCATAGTCTTGCGTTTAGCACTAGTACCGCCATGTCCAAAGTTTACTTTAATGACATTGCCTTTTTTGTTCTTCACATATACTTTAAACTTTTTTACATCGCCACGCATCGGTTTGTTAAGTTTAACTTTACGTCCACGATATTCTGCTTCAAACATATCATTTTCGTCTATACTGTATCCTAGTATTCCAAATTCTTCATGAAAGTCTTGATCTTCATCTAATGTAATTTCTTCTTGCTCATCTATGTCTACACGACCAAATCCTGGTTTAGGATCACCTTTAACGATACTATCTAAATGCATATTCTGATATTCAGCAACTTCGTCATCTATGCCAATGTCTCTTGCAGTCTGCATAATTTCTATATGTACTGTTTGTGCAAATTCCTTTGCTTCGTCTGAGGATTCGCCAGCGTCCATTACTGCACGTTCTAGTTTGTATATCATATCCTGTAGTTTTATAAGTTTTTCCATGCCTGGTTTGTCAGCATGTTTTTCTGCAGTTTCGATTGCACTTCCACACATATAAAAATGTGTTGTTGTATAATCGCCTATAGTAACCTCAGGTCCTTTAGGATCCATATCTTCTGTTGCTTTGGCAATGTCTTGCCCTAGTTTGAAATAATCTGTATTGTCTTTTTGATCTGATGATGAACTTGCAAGAGCTCCACCTACTGCACCTATACCTCTAATTGCTGCAGTGCCTACTCTTGCTAAACCTGCACCTAATGCTAGTAAAGGAGCAACTTCATTTAGTTGTTTTTTGTTTCCGAACTCTTTAATACGCATTACTTGCCTTTTCTCCAGCCACCGCCTGCTGCTTTGTACTTCTTTGCAGCCCATGCGTTAGCATAAGCACTTGGATAAACTTCAAACTTTTTCTTTGCTTGTGATTTATAGTAACTCCACTTTCCTGGATCAGTTGGAGTGTTCTTTTCAGTAAGAGTACTTATAGTTTCAATTAATTTTGGAATAGCAAATTCGTTTAGACGCATTTTTTTATTCACCTGAACTACTATCGCCAGATCCTAGTGCATCATAGTGTGCTTGTTCACATGCCTCATATGCATCACTTAGTGCTTGTCTCATATCTGCAAGAGATTCTCTTTCTTCTCCGCCGGCTTGTTTAATTTTTGTTTCTAACATTCCACCTTCACGGCACATCTTTTCTAACATATTAATTGTTTCAGACATTTTACTAAATGCACGGTCTGCATACTCGTATTCTGCACTTGCTTCTTCAAGCCCAACTCTCATTTCTTCAACTTCAGTACCACTTTCACGTTCTGCTTTCATAAACTTTGCAAATCTATCCTGCATAGTTTCTTCAACTTCTTCCTCTTTAA